GACCAATAGAACCTGATGTGTCGATAGCCAATACCAGTTCCTCGACCTTCTCCGATATGCCACTAGGCATTATCAAGTCTAGGTGTAGATACCGTCTGTTAGGTTTGTTGTATGTTGAGAAGTCACCACCTGCGCATGTATCGGTGATGAAGTCACGCAACACTTCACGCCAGTTGACTTGTGGTTCTAGAAATTGTTCGAGTGTCCTATCGCCACCTGACCCAGTCTTCCCTGCGACCAACGCACCCTGACGTATTACGTCGTCAATATCTTTCGCCAGTTCTTTCTGTTCCTCGTCGGATATGCCTTGCGCATCTTCCCAACCGTGATCGTCTAGTGGCTTACCACCTTGACCATCGTTAGGCTGACCACCACCTTGCTTTTTCTTCTTGTACAAAGCATTGAATATCTCTGGAACACTCATGTTAGCATACTCTTCGCTGTAACAACCGATAGTCAACGCACCAGTCATAGTTGCAAACTTGTCGTCTTTGTTGTCCTCGACGAGCTTGTGGTTTATCCAGAAGTCACACGCCATGTTCGCACATTCTGGGTCTGTCTTATGCAAGCCATAGTATATGTGTAGGTGACGTGCTAACTTGTGATAGTTCTCATGCAATACCAAGAACCGTAGCTCTGGGTCGTTCAAGCTATCACAGAAACCACGACCATAACTCTCGTCGCGTCCGTTGGTGCAAGCAGTAGGAATGTCATCTCTGACACTCCTATTACCAATGGCAAGTAGTCCTGCTAGTGCAATGTACTTGTCGTTCATCATGATATCTGATACTGCCTTCTGTAGTCGCTGTTCGACAGTAAGATTTTGTTTAATCAATAGGTTCATGTTTTCTCCTTTCCTATCTTCTCTACTTTTATTGACAGTAAATCTTTCCAACTGTGGGTCGGGTGATATACTGGGTGGTCAAGAAACAATCTGCGTATGTGTCTCCTACGTATAGCCTTTGCGGGGTCAACTTCATGTTTCTGACATAACGAGTCAAAGTGTATTAACCACTCTTCGAACTTCGGTCCGATTAACCTACTACTCATTCACGCCACCTATCTCTTGTCTGCTTGATAAAGATGTTGGTTCTTCGTCGCCCACTCTGTGAACTTAGCGTTAGTCATCACGATAGATTGATGCTGATAGTTCTTGGCACGAACACCGTTGACGAATATGGATTGCACCTCTTCATCTAGTCTAACAAGATACTCCATGAACGGTGTCACAAAGTCTCTGCTCATAGAACCAAGCGAACGAAACATAACCATGACCTTGGCACTTACGCTATCGGGTATCTTCGCTGTCTGTGGACTGTTCTTGATATCGTCACGGCTAGGCAATTGACCAAGCAGTTTGACGTACGCCATCAAGTCCAACGCACCACGTTCGCCAATAGTACCAATCAATGCTGACGTTAGTATGTTGTCTCCTAACGTGTCACGCTTGTGTACCAAGTCGCTTGCTATGTGCAGACCACGTGGCGTAACAAACGCTGTACGCTGTTGATTGGGGTGAAAGATGTATGGGTTGTCGTCTGGGTTCTTTACTTCTTCGAACGAGTGAAACAACTGTGGTGTGTCTTTCGCCCAACCAAGAACTGACGAGTTGATACCATTGTTCAAACCCCACGCTAGCCACTCTGTGTTTGTAGACTTACGTACGGTGATAAGAACTATCCTGTCACGTTGATGTGCTTCAAGCATATCGCCCACACCTTCGGAACCTTTGTTCGTTGTACCAAAGATAATACTGTCTGGGTGTAACGTGTTATTGCCCAACTGTCTTTCTAGTACCAACCTGGTTAACGCCATCTTCACCGACTTGTTCGCTTTACCAAACTCGTCGAGGTCAATGATTACTGGCTTGTCCTTGATGTGCAAACCAAACTCTTCATTGGGTACGAACGACACGTAGTCTTGGTCGCCATTCGCTTTGAACTTCGGCATCATGATATCGCCCAAGTCTTTGGTAGTGCAGTCAACGTAGCACGGTATGTGACTGGGTAAGTCTTTGGCTAGCATCTTCAATACTGAAGATTTGCCGTTACCCATGTCACCTTGTAACAAGACAGTACGTTGTGTACCGATTTGAAGTATGAGATCTTTACACTCTTCAAGACCGAGTGCGTATGTTGCTTTTCCGATGTTTTGCATAATATATCCTTTCTATGCGTTAGGGTTAGTGATTCACTAACCGATTACCAACCAAGTGATTTGATTGAATTGATTGCGTCATCAACACTTTGCTTTGTGTTCTGACGTAGCCTATCATCCTCGCGTAGTGCGTCGGGTGATATACCTTGGAACGTGTCTGACAACTGACGTGTCAACGTTTGTAGCCTTGCGTCTTGGTTCGACATGGGAACAAGCAAGTCTTCGAGCATACCTGTAATATTAGTTGTTAGGGTATCACGGAATACTTTCTTGTCCTCGTCGGTAGAGTAGTCTAGACGCTCGGATACGTTCTTCAGATAGACAACAAGTTTCTGCATCATGTTGTCGATAGCCTTACCGAACATAGAGTTGTAGTGATTGTCGTAATCTTCACGCAATGCTTTCTCTTGCTCGTTGCCCATATCCACACGGAAGTCACCACTTGTCGGAAGTGGTACAAAACTCATTCGCCATGAGAACTTGCTCTGTAACACGTGAGCAGGTGGATAGTTGTCTTGGTGGTACAAGTCCCCTAGTAACGTCTGTGCGTTGACCACTGCGTCCTCATAGATATCAAAGAAGACATTGACCAAGTTATGAAACTCTTGTTCCAAGTTGGTCATGTGTTGCTTGTACTTGAAGAACGTAGACGTTGGTAACAATCGCATACCCATGTCTGACCAAGGTAGTGTCATGGCATAGTGCTGATTACGTGCATTACCAACAAACTGTTGAATAGCTTTCAGTTCGGGGCAGTTACCCAACAACTTCTTATGAACACTCGCCACGTTAGGGTCGGTCTTCTTTGCCAACTCTAGTTCTGTCGATGCGTTCTTGTCTTGCTTGCGCCCTGTCCAGACAGATGCGTTATATTCGACCAACATAGCAGAACTTGTTATGCTTGGTGCAGATGTTTCGATTTTGTTTTCCATGTTATTAACCTCCAAAGATTGCCCAAATTAGTATGCCGAAACCTAGCATACCGATGAATAAAGCCATAAGGCTCACGAACTCGGCAAACATTGCCAAGAACGTATTCTCAATATCGTCTATTGATTTACCGTTGAGACGCATACCGAAAAATCTATCTGACCTCTTACTCTCTTTGTCGAGGTCTGGCATTAGTCGTGCATTTATGTGCATATCTTCTGCCACGTTGTATTTAGCTTTCGCTTGTTCGTGTAACTTCTCATGCTCTGCGAGAAGTTCCCCATTGTCGAACTGGATAATCCTATCGTCTTGCTCGACTTCCTTGATGTAATTTTCTGTTGGTTTATTTGTCATTGTTTTACTCCTTATATCCTATGCTAAAGTTACCCCCCAACTTTGGTCCGTTGGGGTCATCGTATAATACCCATTGCAATACACGTTTGAAATCAAACAGCGCATCTGATGAGTGGTTAGATAAGCTATGCTCTTCGCAAAACTTTTTTAGTGACTTTCCGTCTATCTCAAACTCAGCCTTGAGTGTGATGTTTGGTCTTAATGATTTGATTGTCATATCGTTCTCCTTAGTTACTTGTTTTGTTGTTGATGCCAACAAGGTCACTCTTACGAGTTACCACGACGTAGTTGGACTTGTGTACTGGCGCTATACAATACTTCACTTCACGTGCTATCGACTCACCACATGATAGGCAAACGTTGTAGCCAAGAGCCGCTCGTCGAGGGTCGAACTCGTCACCACAGTTTTCACATGGTATGCTTAGTGAATCACTAACCCACTTGCCAGTGTCGGGGTTGATGAACTTGTAGAACTTACTTGTCATAATTTGTATCCTTCTAAAAATTTACTCTTTTTTGATTATGACTTATTATAGCATATATACCCTAACTTGTCAAGTAATACCGAGATTTTACTTTTGGTATTATCAGATTAACTTCTAGGTTACCTAGTAAGCTACGGTGTAATGTACTGTAATGTACTCGAATGTTCTGTTGTGTACATCTGTAAGTATTTGATATTATTACAATGTTCTAATGTTCTGTTTTTTGGGGGATTGTGAAGGGGTGACGGGACGTCTGTAAGAGGGCGAACATTACATACGCAAAGGTCGGTCGAGAGAATGTTGTCGCTCAATTTTTAAAAAATAGAACATTATATATATATATATATAATAGGTTAGTGAATCACTAAGCATATGCTATCAGATGTCACCAGATGTCACCAGATGTCACAAAAATATAATGTACGTTTTAGCCTAAAAAAAAGCGAACATTGCGGAACATTGCAAAGATAAAAACGAACATTGCATCTAGGCTCGACGCTACACGCAACACTGGCATCACGGGTTAGTCTGTAAGCTACACGCTACGCCAAACGAGAAAACTGGTATCTATCTAACTGGTTTCATATAACTGGTATCGAAAATTTTAGCCAAAAAAAAGCCACCCAGAAATTAATCTGAGTGGCTTAGTGATAGACTAACCTACTTGCTAGTTATCTGAGGAACGACAATTCTCTTTCTCATAAGATCAACCGCGTTCTTTAGGTTTTTGACAACCGCATCAACTTCGGAATATTCAGTATTTTTTCTATTCTGAATTTTCTTTATCATGTTGCCTAATGTTTTCATTTGAGCATCTTCAAAAGTAAGATTGTCTTTTGCTTGACCGTCTACTCTCATATAGCCGATCAACTTTTTTCTTACGTGAGTATGTTGTTGGTTCCAATAAGCGAACATACCCTTTTCTTCAGCCGATAGCCTTACTTGTCGTTCGTCAGCGGTCATACAATAAATCTCGTGTATTCTATCGCTGATAGATCTAAAGATGTGATCTTTAATAAATAAGGCTTGTTCAACTGTAGCCGTACAATTCTCGTTAGTAATCTCTAACTTGCTAGCATCGTAATGTTGAGGGTTCTCAATTGTGACTAGCTTGTCATCTTGATTTCTAGCTTTGAATTTTGGTTCAAATGCATCGGATTGTTTGAAACCTAACTTCTTAACGAGTGTTTGCTTAACGAATTGCTTACCCTCTTCATAGGCTTGTTCGCTTTCTTCGCCTAGTCTTTTACCCTTATTGATAAACTTACAAGCTTCAACTAATGCTGTACTTGTCTCGTCGTTCATTAAGAATGAGTTAGTCTTTGTTTCGGTTTCAATTATATTTGTTTGCTTGTTCATGAGTATATATCCTTTTTATAAACAAGTTTAAGTTAACAGGTTAGTGAACCACTAACCTAGTCAAGCGAGCTTATTCTCGTCTTGATGTACCTATTATAACAAATTATACAGTATTGTCATAGATATGAACCATACCCTACCCCATACCACCCTTTTTCTCAACTTGTCACACTACACTATATATTACTATTTCACACAAATAAATCACACTTCTGTGAGTTCGACCCCCTACCCCCTCCATATATAGAAAGGCCCCCCTTTGGAGTCCCAAACATCTTGCGTTTAAAAAATTTTATAGTATATACTCAAACGAAATGACTATTGTAGTAGAACCAGAGTTGAACGTACCCATGAAAAAGGGTAAATCTTCGGCTGATCTAAAGGCACGTGTAGGAGCAGCCGCGAACACAGCGAAGGAGTTGGGAGAGCATGGCATCGACCTTGAACCCACCAAAGAAGACAAAGATACAGCCGCAAGGTTATCCGTTGCTTACGCTGATGATCCTGAAGATGTGTCGAAACAAGCTACCGAACAGAAAATGTCCACGTTAACACCCGCCTCTCTTGTCCTAACAGACAGTATTTTAAAGCAGTTTGGTCGTTCTGTGGTCGAAAGTGCAGTACAGATACGACATTTGGTGACAAATAAACTGATAGAAGAGACCGAAAACCCTGATCCAAGGGTACGTATACGTGCTTTAGAGCTTCTAGGAAAGATTTCGGACGTAGGGTTGTTCGCTGAGAAGTCCGAAGTCACCATAACACACCAGTCTACGGACGATTTACGTGAAAGATTGCGTTCAAAGCTCACAAAATTGGTAAATCCAGTCGAAGATGCGGCTGTAATTGATGGTGAACCCATAGATGTGGACAAAGAACTAGGTTTAGACGAGGAAAAAGGTGAATAAACACGCTCTTGACTTCTCTGAGGACGAAATTCAGGTCATGTTAGACAATTTAGATAGTTATACGCCTGAAGAAGTGGCTGAAATAGACAGAATGGTCGATGAACTAGCCACACGACAGCATAATCAGGCAGCTTATGACGATTTGATAGCATTTTGTAAGCATATGCAGCCAGATTACATAGTGGGGAAACATCATAGGATGCTCGCAAACATGCTCATGGACATAGAGCAGGGTCAAAAGGACAGAATCTGTGTTAATATTCCTCCCAGACACGGAAAATCCCAGCTTGTTTCTATAATGTTCCCCGCTTGGTTTCTTGGGCGTAACCCGAACAAGAAAGTTATGATGGTATCGCACACCACGGACTTAGCGGTAGACTTTGGACGTAAAGTACGTAACTTAATCGCTACAGAAACGTATCAGGAGATATTTCCGACAGTAGCTCTGGCTGTAGACTCTAAGTCGGCAGGACGTTGGAATACAAATTCAGGAGGTGAATATTATGCGTGTGGTATTGGTTCTTCTATTGCTGGGCGTGGTGCTGACCTCTTGCTCGTTGATGATCCCCATTCCGAGCAGGATGTTATAAACGGGAACTTTGAGGTTTTTGAGAAAGCGTACGACTGGTTTACATTCGGTGCGCGAACACGTCTAATGCCTGGAGGTCGGGTAGCTATCATACAGACACGGTGGCATATGGACGACCTAACAGGACGTGTTACCAAGGATATGGCAAACAACGAGAGGTCTGACCAGTACGAGGTGGTAGAGTTTCCCGCCATACTGGACATAGAGGATGAGGAGACGAAGGAACTTACACAGAAACCCCTGTGGCCTGAGTTCTTTGACATGGAAGCCCTGCTCAGAACGAAAGCATCTATGCCTGTGTTTCAATGGAACGCTCAGTATCAGCAGGAACCGACAGCAGAAGAGGCTGCTCTGGTCAAACGTGAGTGGTGGCAGATGTGGAAGAAGGAAGATCCACCCCTGTGTGAGTATATTATCATGTCTTTGGACGCAGCAGCAGAGACACACAACCGTGCGGACTACACAGGTTTGACGACGTGGGGTGTGTTTTTGAATGAAGAGGTGGACAACTATAACATTATACTGTTAAATAGCATAAAACGACGGTTGGAGTTTCCCGAACTCAAAGAGTTGGCTATGGACGAATACAAAGAGTGGGAGCCTGACTCGTTCATCGTGGAGAAAAAGAGTGCAGGAACTGCTCTGTACCAAGAAATGAGGAGAATGGGTATACCTATACAGGAATACACACCACACAGGGGATCTGGTGACAAGCTAGCTAGACTTAACTCCGTTACGGATATTGTGTCATCAGGTCTGTGTTGGGTCCCCGAAACACGATGGGCAGAGGAGCTTATCGAAGAGATAGCAGGGTTTCCGTTTATGAGCCATGATGACTTGGTTGACTCCACCGTCATGGCGTTGATGAGATTTAGACAGGGTGGGTTTATCAGGCTACCAAGTGACGAACCAGAAGAAACTCAATACTTTAAACATAGGAGAGGCGGGTACTACTGATGGCTGTAGAAAAAGGATTGTTCCAAGCTCCTAAAGGGGTGGAAGAAGAGGAGACAGGGCAACTAGAAGTTGAGATAGTGAACCCTGACATGGTTACACTAGATGATGGTAGTATGGAAATCACTATAGTCCCCGACGCGGAAGGTGTTGGTACAGGGGCATTTGACGAGAATCTGGCTGAAAATATGGAGGATGACGAGTTATCCGCAGTGGCTGATGAACTATTAGGTAATATAGACTCTGACTTGGAAAGTCGTAAAGAGTGGGCGGATACGTTTGTTCGTGGTCTGGATGTGTTGGGGTTCAAGTATGAGGAACGTACCGAACCCTGGGAGGGAGCTTGTGGTGTATACTCTAACGTGTTAGCAGAAGCAGCTATACGGTTCCAGGCAGAAACCATGAGTGAGACATTTCCCGCACAGGGGCCTGTAAAGACAAAGATACTGGGTGAAGAGACCCGCGAGAAGTTGGAAGCCTCTAATCGTGTAAAAGCCGACATGAACTATCAGCTTACAGAAAACATGGTGGAGTACAGATCAGAGCATGAACGTTTACTCTACAACCTTGGTCTGGCAGGGTCTGGGTTCAAGAAGGTATACTATGACCCGAACATGGGGCGGCAGGTAGCTGTGTTCGTACCCGCAGAAGATGTGATTGTACCTTATGGCGCATCGCATATAGAAACAGCAGAACGTGTAACGCATGTTATGCGGAAGACCAAGAACGAGTTGAAAAAGCTACAGGCTAGCGGGTTCTATGTAGATGTGGATCTTGGCGAGCCACAGGCATACCACAGTGACATAGAAGAGCGTAAAGCAGAAGAGGGGGGATACTCTCTTACAAACGACAACCGATACAGCATATACGAGGTACACGCAGATATAATCATAGATGGCGTTGATGAATCCGATGAGGGTATAGCCAAACCGTACATAATATCTATAGAGCGTGGCTCGTATAAAGTATTAGCCATACGACGTAACTGGAACCCTGACGATGCCCTGATGTTAAAAAGACAGCACTTTGTGCATTATGTATATACACCAGGGTTTGGGTTCTACGGTCTTGGATTGATACATATCATAGGTGGTTACGCAAAAGCAGGAACATCTATCATACGTCAGCTTGTAGACGCAGGTACATTGGCAAACCTCCCAGGAGGTCTAAAGTCAAGAGGCTTGCGTATCAAGGGGGACGATACACCGATAGAGCCTGGGTCTTTCAGGGATGTTGACGTACCATCGGGCAGTATACGTGATAACATCATGCCCCTACCGTACAAAGAACCGAGCCAAGTGTTATTGGCTTTGTTGAAAGATATAACTAATGAGGGTCGTCGGTTAGGAGCTGTGAGTGATATGAACATATCGGACATGTCAGCTAACGCTCCTGTAGGTACAACCCTTGCCCTGTTAGAAAGAACACTCAAGCCTATGGCAGCTGTGCAGGCACGTGTGCATTATGCCATGAAGCAAGAGTTTAAGATGTTAAAGATACTTATGGCAGAGTATGCACCTGCCGAGTATGCGTATGTGCCGACTAGAGGTGACGTATCCGCTAGA